TTACTACCCTTTTTAACCTTACCTGTTACAGCTGTTTTAAGCTTACTTCCGGGATTATCACGCCTGTATTTAGCAACACCAGCAGCTGTCATACCCGCACCAGATTTAGTAGAACGGTAGTATTTTTTTGTTCTAGGTGGTTGTTTGTCAGGTTTTCGTGCCATTATGCTCTCTTTGTCTTTCTAAATGACTTACGTTTACGTCCTGAAGCCGTAACAGACCATTTAACTTTACCAGGTCCTGTCTTCTTACGAGCCTCTGACTTTGATATTCTACCAGCTACCGCAGCTGGTCTGCAAGCAGGATAAGGTCTTTTCTTTTTCTCTTTGCCAGATCGACCGCACTTCTTACCAGTCTTGACATCACGCCAATCCTCTTTAAACCACTTCGTCAATCCACCTTGAGGTTTAGCCATTATGCGTAAGTCCCGCCTCTTTTCTTGTATGTTTTAACAAGCCATGCATTTGCATATGCACTAGGATATACATCAAACTTACGTTTAGCTTCAGCCTTAACTCTTGAATATAAAGCTTTGTTTTTAGGAGTTGCTTTACCTCCACCTGATTTAGGTTTTCTAAATTTTTTTACAGCCATAATTTTCTCCTTATTTTAAATTAATTATTTTTTTCAGGCACAGATTTAGGTACGCAATAAGCCTTGACCCAGATTTTGCTGTCTCCTGCGAGTGATGGGTCGTAGTTTTGCGCTCTAATCTTCTGTGCAATTCTAAGGCACGCGTCCAAATCACTGAAATACACGGCCTCCTGTACAGTTCCTGATAAAAATACAACTAATAACCATGTCATTTACCATTTTCTCTCGACCGCGTAAAAGCTGTCGTACCCATAAATACTGATACTATACCTAAGTTTGCTACAATGTAGGTAGAAAGTAAAGCTGTTACCATTTCAACCCGCGAATCGGGAATAACCGGTGACATAGCCAAAACAATCAGTATAATAGACGAAATAGACGATACCCAGCAGATCATACGTTGTTGATCCTGCATTTTATCATTGTTTTCTAGTCTAATTATACGTTCTTCGCGTGCAATTTCCTCGTCAGTCACGATTCCATCGCCATCAAGGTCGTGTTTTAGGTATCTACTGTCTTCTTGTAGCGTTTTTTTGGCCATTACACGCCTAAATAGTCACCACCACGCTTCGCGGCACCCATTCCAAGAGCTTTTTTCTTTTTTAATGGCCCTTTTGGTACAGAAACCTGCTTTAACTTGTAGCTTTGGTCGTCATTTATCATTTTTACCTTTGCTTTTCCGGTAACAATACGAACTTTGCTCATTGTTTACTCCTTTGTTGTGCTTGTTGCTTTAAAATTTCACGTTCTCTCGCTGCATCTATACGGTCATCAGTCATTTTTTCCTGACTTTGTATTCTTTCGCGTGAAATAGCTCCTGATTGGTCAATTTGTTTGTTGCGCAACTGTAAATCTGCCTGATCTCTTTGCATTTCAGCTTGATCACGCTGGGCTCTCAACTGTAATTCCTGCTGTTTTAACTCAACAACAGGATCAGGAGCACCCGCTCCACTTAACTGCTGGCTCATTTGCTGTACCTGCTGTATGCCTTCAGCAACATATTGCGCGGTCAACGATTCCATAGTCAGGATTTCTTCTTGGGACGGCCTCGCTTGCGCTTGGGCTCCTCCTTTTTCTGTGATTTCGGCCATAGCACGCTCACGAGCTTGGATTTTAACGTGCTCCATAATGTGCTTCTGTAAAGCAACAGCAATTGGAGGCGCTGCCGCAACAGTTGGCGAACCGCCAAAAACCAGATGTGCCATGATATGCGCTTGATGGTTTTGGCCTTGAAAGGCCACAAGGGGGGTTTGATCAATTGCATCGATATTCTCCTGTGCTGGGTCCTTAGCCACCGGTTGTTCGTTAGATGGCGGTTTTAAATATTTATCAATATTTCTAACTCCCAAAGCTTCATACATATCCCTGAAAACTTCGTACATATTATGCATCTCAGGTGCCTGACCCGCTAACTGCATTTGTGTTTGGGCAAGAGCTATACGCTGTGCCTGACTAAAGACGTTTGGATTGGACACAGGAATGATGTCAACGCGATCATCAAAATCCTGTGCTTTTATACTTGCTTCAGCACCCTCTATTGCATACGGGTACTCCGGAGGCAAGCTATCCGCCATAACTTTTGATAGTAGTTTAAACTCCATACGCATTGCATAATGCAAGCGTTTATGTACAGCTGACATGACCCGTGAGCCCTGTTCCATCATTGCTATGGTTGTACCCACGGCTGCCTGCTGGTTACCATCTCCTACTTTTAAATCTGTAATTGTTGCGAATCGTTGTCCTGCTTGAACAACGAAACCTAATAATTGAAATAATGTTTGGTCAGGCCCTCTAAATGGTAAGGGCATAAGCGAATCTTTTATAGCACCACCAGGTGCATCTACATCACGAAACTCTCCGGGCTGTATAGGTTCCTCATCGTCCCTGATCCGTAGGCCACGGGCCTTGAAACCTGCCGGTAAATTAGATAACGTACCTGCATCAATCAACTGTCTCAGTGCGGCGGTCGCTGTTCTTGATAAGCCGCCAATAGTATGTATCAGGCCTAAACCATAAAAGCCAAAGCCCGGTAAAAATTTATAGTGTACAAAATATTGTATCTTTTTCTTTTGTTTATCAGCTTCGGCAAAGTTTCTACGAATCGCCAGTATCTCACCGTTGTCCTGACTAATCGTTACAATATACGGTATTTTTATTCCTGTTGGTTCACCATCCTGTCCAATGTCTTCATAGCCTTCAAGGTCTAAATCAACATGACATTCAAGCAAGGTGCAGTCATAATCTATCTGTGACGGCTCAATACCGCTTAACTCATTTATTTCCTGCGACAGAGAACTACTTTCACCCTGTTGCGGCAGCACCGGTATATCCAAATAGAAACCCGATACCTGCTGTTTTTTAAGTTCATTTAAATTTATTTTTACTACATGTGTAATATTAGGACAGGTTTCCAAATCATTTGCTTCGTATGGCACAATAAGATTTTCTGCCGGTACAAACTTACTTACCGCCCTGTCGAGGGACCCGTCATAGTAAACCTTCTTAAATGTAGATCCTGCTAACGGTAAATAGAACAGCATCTGGTCAAACTCAGGTGTATACTCTTCCATCACGTTTGTGATGTAATAGTTCATAAAATCTTTTACACGCTGTGACTGATCTTCTGTTTCTCTTGTTGTCGCTCCAACAATACTTGTTCTTACAGGACCACCTGCCGGTAGTAATTCATTAAAGGCTTGTGCCTGAAACTGCACGGCAGCTTCTGCAAGTAATGGATGAGTTACACCTGTTGCACCGTTAAACGGTTCAGATCTCTCACTATAGTTAAAACCAAGAAGCTCCAGACCATTTGCAAAAGCATCTTCCCATTCCTGACGGCTGCTTTTGTTTGCTTCGTACTCTGACATGAGCTCACCAGCTAAACGACTAAGCTCCTGATCAGACATACTTTCTGCTAAATTACTGTAAAAATCCTGTGGTATTGATTCGGCAGCCGTGGCTTCCGGGTCAAAATCAATGACAGCTCCACCATCGTCTTCCATCTCAACTTCTATTTCACCAACCTCTTTTGGCTGTAATGCTCCGGGAAGCTCTAACTCTATTTCTGCTTCTAGGTCTTCCGGATCTAACTGAGATGGTACATTTCTGTCCATCAGACTAATGGGTGGTTTCGCCATTTAATTTTACCTCTGATAAATCATAAAGTTCAGTTATCTCTTCTTTGTCAGTATTAACGAAGACAGGTGTTTTATCCCCGACCCACGCACCAACGACATTATATTCCATAAACTCTTGTGCTTCTTCATACGTCATCTTATCACGTTTCACAAGCACTTCGCAACATTTCTGATAATCATACACTAACAGATCAGGTTGCCCGCACCTTCGGCCAACGCCTAAAACTGCTTCGTCAAACCCATCTGCTTTTAATAATTGTTCTTCATCGCTCATTTTTTATCTCCCGTTTTTTAGTTTATTAAAGTAATTATTTATTTTTTGTGCGGCAGGTAATGATACCACCCCGCCTTGTTGAAATTTCATAATGTACTGATCACCTTTAAGACCATAGCGTTCATGCCAGTCTCTTTCATACATCAAGGCTTGTCTTTCAATATCAGAAAGATTCTCAAAGCCTCCAACTAAATATTTCTTTCTATGCAAACCAACGGCAAAAGGCTCACCATTAATCCACTGTATTAAACTCATAAAATCATCCATTAAGTTTCCCCTCTTAAAAAACGACCTAACTGACCGCGCATATTTAAATAAGAACCTGTTATCTTTTTAAGGTTAGGTAAACCATCTGTGGCTTTTTCTATCACATCTGTGTATTTTGGACTACCCTGTACAATAATTTCGTCATAACCGCTTGTTGTGTTTTTTATACGGTTTACCTGATCGGGGTTTGTTAATATCTTTTTTGCCCTTTCAGGTGTCATAATTGTATCGTAATTCTTTATTGGTAACTTAGAACTTATAAGTCCGTGTTCTGCGGACAATATAGCAATATCCAAATCTTCAGGTATGGTTTTGTCACGAATAGACTTTTTAACCTGTTGATACATGGGCCCCGTATAACGGTCCAAGGCTTGAACAGCGTCAATGTCAGCACATTTTTTACCACCACAAGATAATATAAGAAGTCTTTTCTTTTTAACATTAGAAGGTATTACACTAGCAGATCCTAAATTTAGGTCTTTAGCACGAACATTCATTCCAAGTAAGGCTTCGCCTGCGCCTTTTTTAACACCACCCGCTAATATACCGCCACCTGCTACAAGAGCAGATAAATCCATGGCACCTTCGATAAGTTCCTTTTGTGTAAAAGGTTCTCCTGACGGTTTACCAAACATTACCTGTCCGGGAAGCTTCATGGTGTCAGCAATGTTAGTTGCTTTTTCTTTAAAATAGCTTCCAATGCCCGAACCAAGTTTAGACAACATAGGAGTTACGTCTGCTTCTAATACATTAGCTTCGCCGGGTCCAAAACCTTTAGCCATAATAAGCTCTTATTCTTGTTTCTTTCAATTCTTCATCTCCCCAATCATCCGATGGCAGGTTTACAAAGTTG